GTTTATCGATATCGATGCCAAAATTGGACATATGGGTATCAATATCAATATATAAGTTTAAGTTCAAACTAAAACCAAAAAATTATGTTTAAATATTATTGTAAAAATTGTAATGCAAAAAAAAATTTAGAAAAAGCTACTCTTGAAATAGTAGATGGAAAAGTTAGAACAAGAGAGGCTGAATGTGAATGCGGAAGTTATATGATTGAAGTTGAAAAAGAGTTCGGTGTTCCATATTTAATTAGAACAGAGCCAACACTAAATAAAAAATAAAATGAAAATAGTAAAAAGAAAAATTACAGATTTGATTGCAGCTGAATACAATCCAAGAAAAATTAATAAAGTACAAGAGCAAGATTTAAAAGATAGCCTTACAAGATTTGGTTTGGTTGATCCTATTATTATAAATATAAATAAAGAAAGAAAAAACATAGTTATTGGTGGTCATCAAAGATTAAAGGTTTGGGCTGACTTAGGAAATTCAGAAATTGATTGCAATCAGTTAGATTTAACTTTAGATAAAGAAAGAGAATTAAATATTAGGCTAAATAAAAATGGTGGAAGTTTTGATGATGAATTAGTAAAAGAATATTTTGATTATGAGGAATTGACTGAGTGGGGATTTACTCCAGATGAATTATTTGATAAAGAAGAAACAACAGCTGATGGATTAATTGATGATGATGAAATACCAGAGGCAAAAGAAAGCAAAGTAAAGAGAGGAGATATTTGGCAACTTGGAGAACACAGAATTATGTGTGGCGATAGTACAAACTCAGATGATGTTGCTAAATTAATGAATGGAGAAAAAGCTGATATGGTATTTACAGATCCTCCATATGGAGTTAGTTATGAAGGTGGTCATAATAAAGAAAAAAGAAAAGGAATAAAAAATGATAAATTAGAAGGTTTAGATTTATCAAATTTATTTAAAGAAAGTTTAGTTACATCCTTAATTTACACAAAAGATAAATGTCCATTTTACATATGGTATGCAAGTGGAAAATCAATAGAAACATTTAAAGGTATAGATGAATCAGAAATACAAGTAAGAGCTATAATATGTTGGTATAAAATAAAAAGCGGATTAGGAGCTTTTATGGCTCAGTACATACCAAATTACGAGCCTTGTATATATGGTCATAAAAAAGGCAAATCAATAAATTGGTATGGACCAACAGATGAAAAAACAATATGGGAATTAAAAAATGATAATAAAAATAAATTACATCCAACACAAAAACCAATAGCTTTAGCAGAAAGAGCAATTATGAATAGTAGTAAATTAAAAGACATTATATTAGATATGTTTCTTGGAAGCGGATCAACATTAATTGCAGCTGAAAAATTAAATAGGAAATGTTATGGTATGGAGTTAGATGAAAAGTACTGTGATGTTATAATAGAAAGGTGGGAACAATTTACTGGACTAAAAGCTGAAAAGATAAACTAAAAAAACCAACACTATGTATTGGCTTTTTCAGAACTTATCAAGAAATCTTTTTTAACAAGTATTCTTAATGATACAAATATAAAAAAAATGAGTAAAGGCAGAAAAAAGAAACCAACTATTTTAAAAAAAATGCAAGGAACAGAAAGAGCTGATAGAGTTCTTGAAAATGAAATGACAGCTGATCTTGTTTTAAATTTGCCAGAGCCACCAGAATTATTATCTGAAATAGGTGTTCAAGAATGGTATAAAATAACTGCACAATTATTTAATTTAAAAATGTTACACAATATTGACTTGAGATTGATTGAGGCATATTGTAATGAAATTAGTTTATATATAGAAACAGAAAAATTGCTTAGAGAAAAAGGGAGGATACAAGTTTTTAAAAATAGTGATGGAACTTTAAAACATGCACAAGCTGTTCCATATCAAAAAATTGCAAAAGATGCTTTGAATGCTGCATTAAAATTAGCTACACAATTTGGATTAACTCCAGTTGCTAGAGCAAGTATAAATGCCCCAACAATAAATAATAACACACAAATAAACAATTACTTTGAGTAAATATTACTTTGATAAAAAATCAGCTGAAAGAGCTATTGGCTTTATAGAAACTTTTATAACTCATACAAAAGGTGAGCTTTCTGGTCAGCCATTAAAATTAGAAAAATGGCAAAGTAAAATTGTTGGTGATATATTTGGTTGGAAAAATAAAGAAACAAATCTTAGAAAATATAGAACAGTATTTATTGAAGTGCCAAGAAAGAATGGTAAGTCAACTTTATGTGCTGCCATTGGATTGTATATGTTATTTGCAGATGAGGAAAGAGGTAGTGAAGTTTATAGTGCAGCTGGAGATAGAAGTCAAGCTGGTATTGTTTTTGAAATTGCTAAAGGAATGATTTTGCAGAATCCAGAACTATCTCAAAGAGGCAAAGCATATAGAAACTCAATAGTAAATGAATCAAAGGGAAATTTTTATCAAGCTATAAGTTCAGATTCAAAAACAAAACATGGCTTTAATGCTAACTGCATAATCTTTGATGAATTACATACTCAGCCAAATAGAGATTTGTGGGATACATTAACAACATCAACTGGATCAAGAAGGCAGCCATTGACAATTGCAATTACAACAGCTGGTTATGATAAGCAATCTATATGTTATGAAATATATACCTATGCAAAAAAAGTTTTAGAAGGAACAATAAAAGATGAAAGTTTTTATTCTGTTATATATGAATCAGATAATGATGACGATATAACTTTGGAATCAACATGGAAAAAAGCAAATCCAAATTATGGTATTAGTTTAAAAAAAGAATATATGCAAAGGGAAAGCCAAAGAGCTGTTGATGTTCCATCTTATCAAAATACATTTAGGCGTTTAATGTTAAATCAATGGACTGATTCACATAGTGCATGGCTTACATCTGGTGAATGGAATGCTTGTTATGAAGATTTTGATTATAGTATTTTAGAGGGAAAAGAATGTTGGGGTGGACTTGACTTAGCATCAACAAGAGATTTAACTGCATTTGTTTTATTATTTAATGTTGATGGCAAGTTTGTTTTCATTCCATATATATTTATTCCAGAAGAAAATGCAAAGAAAAGAAGTGAAAGAGATGGGGTTGATTATGTTGCATGGCTAAGAGATGGACATGTTTATGGAACAGCTGGTGATGTTGCTGATTATAATTTTATAAGAGCAAAGATAAATGAGCTTAGTTTAAAATATAGAATACAGAGTGTGTGTTACGATAGATGGGGGGCATCACAATTAATTATAGATTTACAAAATGATGGATGTAATCTTGATCCTTTTGGACAAGGATTTGTATCAATGTCAATGCCAACTAAAACTTTAGAGGCTGAGATATTAGCAAAAAATATTATTCATAATAACAATCCTTGTATGAATTGGTGTATGAGTAATGTAGCTTTGCAAGAAGATCCAGCTGGAAACATAAAGGTTGCTAAAAATAAATCAAAAGAAAAAGTTGATCCAGTTGTTGCTTTAGTAATGGCTTTAGGTTGTTATTTAACAACTGAGAGTAGTGATAGCGTTTATGATGAAAGAGATATTTTGGTTTTATAAAATGTTAAAAAATAATACTTAGTTTGTTTTTTTAAAATTGAATTGTATTGTATTATTGTGAAAATAATAATTTCACATTGACTTTACTCGAAAGAATAACAAACGTATTCATTCCACCTAAAACTCAAAAAAGAGATTTATCTCTTAATACTATTTTTCCAGATGCTAATGTTTTTGATACTGACAAAGCCTTAACGCTTACTGCGGTTTGGTGTGCAATTAGATTACTTGCTGAATCAGTTTCATCATTACCTATTTCTGTTTATACTAAACAAGCAAATGGTGATAAATTAGAAGATACTAAAAGCCCAATTTATAAACTTGTAAAATTCAAGCCTAACTATTATCAAAATAAAATAACTTTCTTTGAGTTTATTATGCTCAGTATTTGTACTGAGGGAAATAGTTATGTGCAAATAGTAAGAAACAATTCTGGAACTCCAGTTCAATTAATATGTTTAGACCCAAGTAATGTTACAGTTGTTGTAAATAATAATGAACTTTTTTATCAAGTTGATGGTGGAGCTGTTTTAGATTCTAGCGACATGCTACATTTTAAAACAATAACTGATGATGGTGTAACTGGATTAAGCCCAATTGACCAATGTGCTAAGGCTTTAAACTGGGGTGTTAGTTTAGAAACTTTCGGAGAAACATTTTTCTCAAATGGAGCAAAGCCAAGTTCTATTTTACAAACTGATAGAGCATTAAGTGATACAGCTTTACAAAGATTAAAAACCAGCTTTAACAGTAACTATGGTAAGCTAAAAAATAGTAATTCAACTATTGTATTAGAGGAAGGATTGACATTTAAGCCTATCTCAATCAGCCCAGAACAAGCTCAGTTTTTAAGTTCAAGACAATTTAGCATTGAGGAAGTTGCAAGAATATTTAATGTGCCACCTCACATGCTCAAAGATTTAAGCAAATCAAGTTTTAATAATATTGAAATGCAATCTCAAGAATTTGTTACCTACACATTGATGCCTTACTTAACAAGAATAGAGCAAGAGATGAATCTTAAATTATTTAGAACAAATGAATTAGGTAAAACATTTGTTGAGTTTAATGTAAATGGATTGTTAAGAGGTGATGTAAAATCAAGAACTGAGGCATATAAAACTGCAATCACAAATGGTTATATGTCAATTAATGAAGTTAGACAAAAA